TAACCAACGGATCGACAGGCGCAACTTTTCGAACTGCGCTTAATTCAATGTTTACCGACCTTTTTACTGTTGTCGGTCCGCAAGTACCAGCGATTGGGCTTGACGCGAAAACAGACAGCGAGAAAATAACTGCAATAATTGCGGCATTGCGCGCGCATGGTCTTATGGGGCCGAACGCATAAAGGGGAACATGATGGACATAATGCATAAACAAATATCAGCGGGAAGTGAAGACCTCGGGAATCGCATGATACGGTTTTGTATCTCGAACGAGAGTGAAGACCGCGACGGGGATATCTTGCGCGCCGCGGGTTGCGACTTCACGAACTTTGCAAAGAATCCGCAATTTTTGGGATTCCATAACTCATGGGATTTTCCGCTTGGAACTCCGAAAAAATGGTGGGTTGATAACCTTACCAAAAAAGTTTATTCGGACGTGTATTTTCCGACGCTTGAAGAATTGACGGGCGGCAAGCCTGAGAACGCGGCAGAGAAAGCAAAGCAAGTTGACATGACTTATAACATGTATAAAATGGGGATGCTTTCCGCCGTGTCGGTTGGCTTTCGTATTATCGAAAGAGAATCGAATCAGAACGGACGCGGAAGTATTATCACGAAATGGGAACTTTTCGAGTTCTCAGCCGTTCCGCTTCCTTGCAACCAGGACGCACTTGCCGAAGCCGTCAAGTCTTTTGACCCTACCGGGCGTATGGGCGAATTATTCGAAGACGCTCAGAAAAAATATGAAGCTGAAAATAAATCCGGCGCCCGTCTTTCAGCTGCAACTCTCAAGATGCTCGCCGACGTGAAAGCGTGTCACGCTAAAATGAGCGAACACATGGACGCGTTAAAAGGCTGTCATGAAGAAATGAATGCACTCATGAAAAAGCTCGAGAGCGGAACGGATGACGAAATGCAAGGCGAGCCGGACGAAGAAGATAATGTACTTGATATCGTAGATTAGCTTGACATTTCAGTAATATGCACTATATTACTGTTAATTATTTGCCGGGACTTCTTGCCGATGGCAAGCGAGTTATAACAAAGCGCGACGGAAGAAACGGCACGCGCAAAAGAAAACATACAAGGAATATTATATGATGAATCGTGAGGAACTCGAAGCGACGATCACCGCTAACTTCCAGAAAAACATGGAAGCGGAACGCGCGAAGTTGACCGCAGAATTTCAGGCGAAATCTCTGACCCCCGAACAGATTACCGATGAAGTCGGTAAAGCACTCAAGAGCCGTGAGCTTGAAGAAGACAAAAAGAAACACCTTCGCAGCGAGATGATGGACCAGTTCGAAATTGCCGCCGCCGCGTCAGCGTCGAAAGGTGTTTCTGAACCCGATGCAAAAGGAATGGTAGGTCAGTACATTGTCGCCGGGCTTAAGGCAATGGAACTTACAGGAGCGAAAAATATCGCGATGGTTGGGAAGGATGCAATCCTTGACGCCGCGAAAAAGTTTCTTCCTGAAGCAAAGGCCGTACAGGGAATGTTGCAGAAAGAACTTACCGCCGGAGTTCCTTCCGCTGGCGGTTTCAATATCCCGCAGATCCTTCTTCCCGATTATATCAAGTTTCTGTATGCAAATACGATCCTTGATAAGCTCGGTGTTACCCGCGTTCCGATGCCAAACGGTAACTTCTCGATTCCCCGCATGGATACCACAAGTACTGTCGGATGGGTTGGAGAGACCGCCGCCGTCGCAACGACTCAGCCGGTATTCGGAGCCGTCAATCTTCGGGCTAAAAAGCTCAAGGCTATGACCGCGATTTCCAATACCCTGCTTCGCCAGAACGTCGTTGGCCTTGACGCATGGGTTAGCCAGGACTTGCAGACTGTGAGCCGGATCGAACTTGACAAGGCTTTCCTTTACGGAGCCGGAACAGAGTTCACCCCTCGCGGACTTAAAAACATTACCGACATTCAGACTTCCGGAACAACCGGAACAGCGTTCGGACTCGGGACCCCGATTGACATGATCGCGTTGCTCGAACAGGCAAACGTTCCCATGCAGAATGTCAACTGGATTTTCTCCCCGCTCGGTAAGAGTTGGATTCTCCAGAAAGCTTTCTCTTCCGGTCCGTGGGCATGGGCAGACGAAATGCTCCGCAACAAAACATTAAACGGATATCCGTTTGTAACGGCAGCATCTGTCGAGAAAGATGGATCGAACGCCTATTCTGATTTCTGGGCAATCGACGCATCGATGGTCCTTTGGGGAGTCTCGTACGACCTCTCCCTTGAGATGAGCCGCGAAGGAACCTATGAATCCGGTGGTTCTACAATCTCCGCATTCAATCAGGATCTCACGCTCATTCGCGTAATCGCTGAACACGACTTCGGTGTCCGTCAGCCGAAAGCCGTTGTTTACGGCCAGTACTCGAAGACCTAAGAAAAACAAACTGTAACGCGGGGCTTTTATAGTCCCGCGCTTTTTTAACAAATTAAGATAGGAGACTATCATGACTAGAAGTAAGTTTAGACAGCAGGTTTTTACTGGTAAAGACCAGACGAACTCCCTTGGGGCAATTCCCCCTAACCAGAACGACGGAACGCTTATTAATGGTATCGGTATTAACCGTACCGGAGCCGCATCCGCTCTTGTTGTTTTCGAGAATGCCGCCGCAACAGGGACCCCTTCCGCTGCAGTTGCCCTTATTACGGTTGAGACGTGCGCAGTAATTACCGCCGGTTCTTTTACCGCGTTCAAAACTCTTGAAGCTTCGCTCAGTGTTTTGACTGCGAACTGCAAAGAATATATGATCGATCTTTCGGGCGCGAAAAAGTATATTCGTGTTTCCGTTGATATCGATTATACCGGTGGAACCACTCCGAAAAACATATTGGCCGCTGAGGTTATCCTTGGCGACTACGACGTTGAGCCGAAGATCGCGCAGACGGTACTGTAATTTATGACATTGTGTACTTTAGCCGATGTAAAGTCGATGCTCGATATACTCGATACCAACCAGGACGCAAAGTTAAACTTGCTTATAAAACAAGCAAGTAGTGCAATCGTCAAACACTTAGGGTATCCCGTAGCGCGTGCGACATACACAGGCGAAAAGTACGCAATTAATAATAACCAGATACTTATTCTTAACGCTCAACCAATACAATCAATAACGTCGATCACCCTTGCAGGGGTCGCCGTTACTGATTATGACATCTCGCCTGAATACGCGAACATCGGTTTTGTTTATCGCGGAGCGGGATGGTGCGGAAACTTTTACACAAGAAGTCTTACAAACGATCCTGTAGCTGGTTTTCGCGATATCGTTATTACATGGATTGGCGGCTGGTATCTTCCAGGAGATGTTGGATATGTTGAAGACAATCCCGCAAGCTTACCGATTGGTATTTCAACCGCAGCGACATATGCCGTGATTGAATCGTATCGCGTAAACATGCTTTCAGCTGAAGGGATAAAGAGTCATAGCGAAGGCGGTATCTCCGATACCTTTGGCGATAACGTCGGGCTGTCAACTCGAGTTCGCGAACTTCTCGGACCGTGGGTACGTGTAGGTATTGCGTAATGGTTTACAAAAATGCAAGCGTGAAAATATACGTGCAAGTGAACGGGAAAAACAGCGAAGGTACAATTACGAAAACATGGGGATATAAATTATCTCCACCATCAGATCCCGTTGAGTCGTTTTTTTGCGACGTGCAACCGCACACATTATCGAAAGCAGAAATAGAATCATGGGGATTATCAAACAGAATATCAGACGCGAAGAAAATATTTTTTACTCGCTCTACATATATGCAACTTGCTAACAGGGTTTTTGTCCAGAGTAATTTTCCCGGAGAGCTGGGATGTTATTATGAAGTAAAGGGAGCGAACCGATGGCCGAATCACGGGGAAGCGATTGTAATTCCCGTGCAAGGCGAAACCGAATGGGTATTGTCTTCAACCGGATCGACTCACACATGGGACGATAATTTTACATGGGACGATTTGGGAGCATGGCATGACTAGTGCGGAAGCGAAAGCGGATTTTAAGCGACAAATAAATGAAGTTCAAAAAAAGTTCCGTGAACGTGCCTTGTTGGTAAAAGATAATAAAACGGTAGCGGTTGCGAATGCGTGCAATATGGTTGAAAAGAATATAAAACTTGCCATACATGATTCACATGCCGAATGGGAATATGATAATCCGGTTACTGGCAATCACGTTAAAAATTATGACGTTAAAAGATCAGTTCCGGGTTCTGCTCCTTTTCCTCAATCTGGATCGCAAGGATTTCTTGGAAGTATAACACATGATATATCAGAAAATAATGGGATGGTTACCGGGAGAGTAGGAAGCGTGATAACGAACCCGCCGTATCCGATGTGGCTTGAGGATGGAACGACAAAGATGGCACCGCGCCCGTGGCTCTTGCCGTCACTTGATAAAGCTCGAGACGCGATTGAACGGATGTTTTTCAGAACGCTCGGAACGCAAGCAATACAGATCGAGGTTGATTCATGATATCAGTAAAGCCTTTTTATTATAAAACACTTTCGACTGATACCGCATTGATTGCACTTGCTGGAAGTACTGATAATATTATTGACGCATGGCCGGAAATTGTTTCTACATTCCCTTTGATAATTTATCAAGATGAGGATCAGAAAGATTTCGAGTTTCGCGATAATAAACCGATGGGGTCAAACGTAAGATTGAGGATAGATATTTTTATTAAAATTGATAGCGGGAAAACTACAGCGGATTTCGCTATAGAACTTGCTCGCATTTTTGGAGATTTGTTTTTTACCTGTGGGACTAATGGCGAGGTGTTTGAGCCAACTGAAGGGGTTCGTCACCGAGTTATGAGATTCAGCCGGGGATTATTCCCTAGCGATGTTTTATAGATAGGAGGATATTATGGCTGGAACAATTGCACCTATGATAGGTTTGGATAAAGTATATGTAGCCAAACTTTTAACCGACGTTGTGGGATCGACTCCGACATACGATACGCCCGTTGCGATGCCGGGAGTAGTCACCGCGTCGATAAACAAAAACGGTACGATAATTACTGACTACGCGGATAACCGGCAGTTCTGGGTTGGAAACTCAAGAGGAAACACCGAGGGAACTTTCGAGTTTGTCGATTACGACCCCGCGCTTATTGCGGCGATGCTCGGGCAGACTCGAGCCAACGGAATTACCGAAGGTCGTCCGCTTGACCAGGCGGCATACTATGCCATTGGTTTCCGCGTATGGATTGGCGGTGAAAAAGCGGGCGGGACCTATCGCTACGTATGGCTCTTGAAGGGAAAGTTTACTATTCCTTCAATTAATCCGGAAACGAAAAAAGAACAGATCAGCCCGAAGCATGTAACACTGACCGCGCAATTCGTAGCGCTCAATGGGGCAAACAACGTGATTGATACTGAGGCTCGTAACGATTACGACCTCACAAGCGTAACCGAAGCCGCATGGTTTACCGCTCCCGTATTCAGCTCTGGTGTTTCAACCTCTGCTGTTACCGTTGGTTCGGCTACCGGAAGTGCATCGGCTCACACGATCACTATTCCTTTTTCGAAAGGATCTTCGGAAACATTCTCGCTTGTCGCTCCCGTGGACAATACGCAAATTGTTGTTATTGTTAATTCCACAGGACTTATTCTTGCAGGAACGTACACGTACACGGCAAGCGTTGCAGGAACCGCGCCGACAATTACGATTGCGAATGCAAGCATTGCAGCTGTTTCGTACAGCGTCGTAGTGGTAAAGATAACCGACTCGAATGGAGTGCTCGCAACTCCGAAATCTCAGGACGTAACACCGGCATAACAGCAGGGCTACTATAATAATCCCGGCTCACTAAAAACGAGCCGGGTAATTTTTCTTAACTTCCATAGGAGCAAACAAATGGACGCAGAAACAAACGAATTGAATGACATTTCACCACAGTACAACGAAATCATAATTGGTAAAAAATCCGTAAAACTTAATTTTCCCATGAAAGCATGGAAGAAAATAAAACTTGAATACGGCGGGATCGAAGGTATTCAAGATGCAATCAAGGACGATCCTATCGGCTTTTTCGCTGAAAAACTTGCACCGCTTGTTTTCATCGGAATATTGGACGAAAAGGACACAAGTCTTGAAGATATCCAAAATGAAATTGACAATCAAAACATACGTGAATTAAAAGATAATTTTATTCCTGTTTTGATGAAAGCTTTTTCAGGAACACTCCCTGAGAAAAAAGCGAGCGGAAGCGGAACCCCTCAGAAAGCCGAGTAAATACCGGATGGCCGTGGAAATATCTTTTCACGGCTGCTCAAGTTGAACTCGGCAAAAGCGAAGAATGGTTTTGGAACGTTACACCGCGCGTGCTTATTTCGATGCTAGATGAAAAGAAAAGAATCGAGTTAGGAAAACAAAGAACGCTCGCTTATTTAATTATGGGCGGGAATATAGAAGAAGATAAAGAAGTTCGAAGAGGAATACCTGGAATTGATTTTCCAGTTTCTGAAAGTGACATGAACTTTTAACGGAGGTTATCGGCATGAGTGACTACAGCATAAACGCGACTATTGGCGCCGATGATTCCGATTTTACTAAAGTAGTTGAAAATGTAATAACCGGGTTAGGTGATATCAGTAAATCATTTGAATCAATGAGCGATTCGACCAAAGCATCCTTTGCAGATATTGCCAATCAGTTTCAAGCAATAGACGGCAAAGCCAAGGTATGGGGTGACTCTACCGACGTAATAGCAGAAAAACAAAAAACATTAAAAGACGCAATCAATAAGTTAATCGATGATGGCATTGCTCCTGAAAGTCAGCAAATACAAGACTTAAAAAGCGCATACGATAAATTAGGCGAGTCTCAAGATGATACCGGTAAAAAATCAGAATCATTAAAAGACAAGTTCGCAGACATACGCGACATTATGCAAGGGCCAGTTGCAGCTGCTAAACTAATTGTTGACGGATTTAAGGAAGTCATAAAAACTATTGGCGAATTATCTGAAGAGTTTGCCGAGGATGAAACTGCACAGGTACGATTCGAATCCGCAATTAAATCAAGTTCAAAAATGACAGAGGGGGCAACTGAAAGGCTTAATGCTCTCGCTGAAGCCTTAGCGTCCTCTACAGGCGAAGCAAACAGCGCGGCGCAAAGCCAGATTGCTATGCTTGTCGCGACAGGTAGGACCGAGCCTGAAATAAATAAAATGATACTGGCGGCGAAAGGCCTTGCTGTTGCAACTAGCGTCGATCTTGATACCGCATTAACTCAAATAAACGCTACGTTTTCCGGTACTGTAGGTAGACTTGGGAAAGCCACTCCAGCTCTTAATGATTTATCCGAAGAAGAAATAAAAAACGGAAAAGCGGTTGACGTATTAATTGAAAAATACGGGAGCATGAGCGATGCCCTCGACAATACAAGTGAAGTATCGTTAAAAACTAACGTCACGCAATGGGGCGAAGTCAAGAGCGCAATAGGTAAGGTTTTGGAAGAATCTGTTAAGCCTATGCGTGATGAAATGACTGAAATGTTTAAGGATTTTGTAAAATGGGCAGGGACAAGCGATAATCTTAAAAACACCTTAAAACTTATGGGCGATATTCTCGCAGGTGTAACCATCGGCGTTATTGCCTTTACCGTTGCGACAAACTGGTCAGCGATAATGGCCGTCGCCGTTAAAGCTATTCAAGGATTATCTCTCGCATTAAGTGGGATGGGCGTCGCGTTAGGAACGGCGACCGGAGGTATATCTTTAGCGATAGCCGCGATAGTTACCGGCGCATTGTTGGTAGTACAAAACTGGGATGAAGTTCAAAAGTTCTTAAAAGTAGCTTTAGCGAATATAAAACTATTCTTTGTTACTGCATTTCAGTCTATCAAAATTGCATTGTTTGAGTTCTCGAAAGTAATCAGTGATACTCTGTATGGTTCAATCGCTAACCTCTTAAACATGGCTGCTAAAATACCTGTGATTGGTGGAGCGTTTAAGGGCGCGGCTGATGGAGTAAACGAGTTCAAAAAATCAATTGATGGAAGCATAGATTCGGCGAAAGAAGAAGCTAAACAGGCAATAAAAACCGCGACAACCGAAAGAGATCAAGCGGTTTCGTTAAGTAAAATAAAAAAAGAAGAAATATCAGAATTAGAAAAAGCATCTGAGAAAGCTAACGCTAATGTGTTAGCAGGTAATAAAAAAACAGACAATGGAATTATATTATCAGCGGCGGCGGTGTTTGATTTCAAGACTGACGGACTTTTCAAAAATGTATTTGACAATAAACTGGCAATTACCTCCCTTGTAACCGATGATGCTTTTTACGTTGAAGCAGAATTGGAAAACGAAAAAAAATTAAGGGAAGAAAGAAACGCGACTGCTAAAATGTGGGAAGACTCGGCTAAACAAGTATTAACCGCTGTTGGAGGCGAGGGTGTTGACGTATTAAATAGCGTTATCACTACCACTGTGGATATCGTGAAAGCCGTTGCAAGTAATTTTACCGACATTCAGGCAGACATTGCGGCTGTCGTGGATATAATCGGACTTGCAGGAAAGGAAGATCAGGGAAGGTTCGCAGAGCTTCAGGGTCAGTTATCTGAATTAGCTTCCGAATTACTTGACGCACTCGCTCCTGTTCTCGAATTAGTGCTTGAGGTTTTAATCGATACCATGCCTATATTGCTTGAACTCATGCCGATACTTAAATCTCTGTTTGATATTTTAGAGCCGTTTTTACCGCTTGTGCGTGCTTTCGTTGTTGTTTACCTTGCACCTCTTTTGATTGGATTAAAACTGATAAACTGGACACTGCAAGAAATGAAAAAGTTTCTTGAACCGGTCAGGAAAGAATTCCAAAAGTTCGGAGAATGGGCAGACGATGCGGGAAGCAATTTAGTAAACGGATTTACCGACGGGATAAATGACGCAGGCGAACAGATATGGGAAAATGTGAAAGGTGTATTTTCGGGATTCTGGGACGATGCATGCGACTTCTTCGGGATACATTCCCCCTCAACCATGTTTTACGACATGGGCGGTAATATAATTCAAGGGTTGATAGACGGATTGTTAAACGCAGGATCGAGTCTATGGGGCGCGGTATCAGGGATATTCACAGGTCTTGCAGATAACATTCAGAACGTTGTCAGCGGCGCGATGGACGTTGGGTCTTCTATTGCGTCCGGAATATCGGGCGCGGTATCGGGCGCTGGAAGCGCGGTATCAAATGTAGTCGATAATATCGTAAGCGGCGTTTCAGACTTTATAGATGACTTACCTTTCTTCGCAAACGGAACAGACTTCCATCAAGGCGGGTATGCAGTTGTAGGAGAACAAGGGCCAGAACTCATCAGCCTTCCGCGCGGAACAAGCGTAACGCCTGCAGGTAAAACTTCTGAAATACTTTCAGGTGGAAATAAAAAAGGTGATGTCAACCAAACATTTAATATATATGCCGGCCAGTCTTTAAGCGCGGCTGATATCGCAAGAGAAACAAAACGGGCAAACAGACGGCTTGCGTCAGGGGTAGCATAATGAGACAAATAACATACACGAACCCGTTAAATAATTCGATCACGTTTTATCTCGAGCCTTTTTTAATAACAGGGCTTGAGGGATTGGATATGTCAACCCTTACTTTGCAGGAACAAAAGTCACCTTTTCAGGATGGTTCCGTACAGATTGACAGACTGTTCGAGCCACGTGAAATAAGCATGACATTTTCCATAATCGCGCCTAATGATTTTACACTTATTAATCAATACAAAAGACAGATAATGAGCGTGTTAAATCCGAAATTAGGGCAAGGAACTTTAGTTTATACAAACGATATTGGATCATGGAAAACAACGGCTACCGCTGAAGGGCCTCTTTTTGCGAATAAAGATTATTCAATTCCTAATCAAGCGGGTACATTGATATTTTACTGCAACGATCCGTACTGGTACGAACTTACGGAACAAAATATATCAATGCAGACTATCGGCGGTGGTTTAACTTTCCCGATGACGTTTCCGGCTGGGGGTGTAACGCTTGGTAATTATATCCAGATAACTCCATCGGTTCAAAACTTAGGCGATTGGACAACTCCGGTAAAAATTACTTTCCAGAACGCTTGCACAAATCCGAAACTAACAAAGACAACTACGGGCGAGTATATCAGGCTTATCAAAACAATGGCAGCAGGCGACGTAATAACGATAGATACAACGCCTGGAAACAAAACTGTTTACTTTACTCCAGATGGCGGGGCGACGGTAAACGGGATAAACTTACTCGATACGGCTTCAACGTTTTTCTCACTTGACCCGGGCATTAATACATTAACGTTTACAGATGATGTTACAAGCACTACTAGGCAGTGTTTTGTTACATGGACAAATAGGTATATAGGAGTATAATCATGGCAGAAACAAGTCAATTTTTTACGGCGGTTACCGGTTCACCTTCTTACAATGGTAGCGACTTCGCCGCGTGGATGTATAACAGACTTTTCCGAAAAAACGGCGTATTAAAAGGACTCGACAACGCACTTGCCGTAACTTTTGATGGATCAGGAAATGCGCTTGTCGCTACCGGTTGCGCGACAAAGAATGGCTACGGGTATCAGAATAGCGCGGTACTGACAAAAGCGTTGACGCTACCAACTGCAGGATTTACAAATATAAATACCGTTATTATTCGTGTTGACGGAACAGCAAGCCCTAACTTGGTACACGCGGTTGTTTTGGTTGGTACAAGCGTTGCGATTGGTGGCACTCCCACGGCTCCGGCGTTGACCGCTGGTTCTGACATTTACCTTGCAGATATTCAATGCACAAATACGGCGGGTACTTATAGCTACGTGGCAACGGATAAACGGGCATATGCTGCGACAATCGTGCATGATACCGACTTAGGGACAGGATGGTTTTCAACGCTAATAACAGCAATTGGAACTGGATGGGCGGCGGCTCTTGCGGCGGGATCGGCTTCGTTCAATGCAACCACGGCAACCACAGCCCTTTACGGGATGAACTTCGACTACGTTATCGATTCTAACGCGAAGTTTCTTGCATGGCAGAGTAAAACGAGCGGGTGTGAAAAAGTACTGGTAAGACAAGGATCATGGACACTTGCAACGGGGGGAATACCTCTCACGACAACAGGAACCAAAGTTGTTATTGGGGAATCAGGGAGTAACCTTGTTTTTTCTGCAAGTGATAAGGGTCTTTATTATTCCACGATTCCTGATTCATTAGATTACTATATACGAGACGTAACCGTTACTTTGACTTCTAATGCTAGTACTGGATTCGGATTTAATGCTTGCACAAACTTAACCAATTGCAAATCGGATACAATCGGTCTTTCCGGTTCTAGTTATAGCAATGGATATGGTTTTAGTAATTGCACTAATTTAATAAACTGTGCTGGGTATGGTTCTGGAACAGGGACTATTCAAGGATA